CGTACCCTGACAATCCTTACGCTCTGGATGCCAAGCAGAAGGAAAAGGCAGAGGAGAAACGGGCAGAGAAGAATGCCAAGGCTGGTAAGTCCTATATGGAAGCATTCATGGAGAAGTTCAATACTCGCTTTGAAAAAGCATAATGAGAGGAAGTGAGTGCTATGTCTACTACTGTTGAATCTCTGGAACTTGAAATTCTGTCCAGTTCTCAGAGTGCAGAAAACGGTTTGGATGCACTTATTAACACTCTCGGTAGATTGAAGACTGCTGTGAAGGGCGGCTGTGGATTGACCGCAGTCACGAACCAGTTGACCAAGATGAACACGGCTCTCGCTGGTATCAATTCCAACGGGGTATCCAATCTGAATGCTTTGGCGAAGGGACTACAGGCTCTGGCGGGTGCGAACAATGTGAAGCTGTCTTCTACCATCGCAACGCAGCTCACGAACATCGGTACAGCCACCAAATCTTTGAACGGTGTGGATTTCGCTCCGATCAATAATTTGGCTTCGGCATTGGCTCCCCTTGCTACGGTGGGACAGGCGAATTTGGGATCGTCTATTAGCCAGTTGCAGAAACTTCCTGCGGCAATCCAGCCCTTGACCGCAATGGACATGGGCGGTGTCAGCACGAAAATTCAGGAACTGGTGAATGCTCTCAAGCCCCTGGCTGATATGGCGAAAGCAAATCTGTCTTCCTCTTTGAATCAAATCAAGAAGCTGCCCGAAGCGTTCAATACGCTGAACAGCATCGATCTGACTTCTTTCGCTAAGAAGATCAAAGAGGTTGCGGATGCAATGAAGCCTTTGGCTGATGAGATGCAGAAGGTGGCGAACGGATTCTCCTCGTTCCCCGCAAAAATTCAGAAGGTGCTGAATTCTACCGGGAAAATTCCTGCATCCAACAATAAAGCATCCACATCGTATGTGAACCTTGCGGCGAAGATCGCCGTGGCGTACACCGCTCTCAAGAGGGTCGGTAAGGTCATTGCATCGTGGATCAATGAGTCTAACACCTATGTCGAAAACCTCAACTTGTTCAATGCAAGTATGAAGGGTTATGCGGCAGAAGCCCAGGAATACGCAGAGCAAGTCGGTGACATCATGGGCATCGACCCCAGCGTCTGGATGCGTAACCAGGGCGTGTTTATGACTTTGGCAACAGGCTTTGGTGTGGCGGGTGACCGTGCCTACACTTTGAGCAAGAACCTTACCCAGTTGGGTTATGACCTGTCTTCGTTCTTCAACATCAGTTATGAAGATGCGATGCAGAAGTTGCAGTCGGGTATCTCCGGCGAATTGGAACCGCTCCGTAGACTGGGCTATGACCTTTCTCAGGCTCGTCTGGAAGCGATTGCATTGAGCCTTGGTATCGATAAGGCTGTGGCAAGCATGACCCAGGCTGAAAAGGCTGAACTGCGTTACTACGCAATTATGACTCAGGTCACAACTGCCCAGGGCGATATGGCGAGAACGCTAAACGCTCCTGCGAACCAGCTTCGTGTCTTACAGGCACAGGCTACTCAGGCGGCTCGTGCTTTGGGTAACATTTTCATTCCTGCGCTGAATGCGATCCTGCCTTACGCAATCGCAGCCGCACAGGTGATTCGATTCCTCGCAAATACCATTGCAAATCTGTTCGGCTTCTCTTTACCCGAAGTGGATTACTCCGGCTTGACCGAAGTGTCCGGCGGTGCAGAGGATGCGTCCGATGCAATCGATGAAGCAACGGGTAGTGCGAAGGAACTGAAGAAAACCCTGTTGGGTATCGATGAACTGAACCTCATGACCGACAACAGTTCCGGCGGTGGAGCGGGTGGCGTAGGCGGTGGTGGCGGTGGTGGCTTCGATTTCGAGCTGCCCGAGTACGACTTCCTGGGCGATCTCGCAGAAAGCCGTGTGGGTCAGATTGTGCAGGAGATGAAGGAGTGGCTCGGTTTGACCGAGGACATTGATTCCTGGGCAGAGCTGCTTGACACTCGCTTCGGTCGCATTCTGAGTGCAGTCGGTTTGATCGGCATCGGTATCGCAGCATGGAAGCTGACAAAGGGATTTTTGGATGGCATCGCCGCTCTGAAAGCCCTGTTGGCAAGTCCGTCCTACGCAATCGCAATCGGTTTGACGCTCACCCTTGTGGGCTTCACCTTGGAGTTCTCTGGAATCAAGGATGCCATTCATAACGGTTTGGATGGGTTCAATTTCGGTGAGATCCTCGGTGGCGGTCTGCTCGGTACGGGCGGTACAGCCATCCTCGGCTCCACGATAGCCAAGTGGATCACCACGGCTTTCGCTGGCAGTAAGGTTGCTACTGCATTGGGTACGGCAGCATCGAACCTCGGCTTGGCATCTGCTGGTGCAGCCGGAGCTGCTATCGGTGCTGGTATCGGCGGTATCATCGCTGGTATCCCGATGTACATCACGGGTATCTATGATGCAATCGTGAATGGCATTGACTGGCTGAGTTCCGTACTGATCGGTGCGGGTGCTACGGCGGCGGGTGCTGGTATCGGTGCGATCATCGGTGCTTGTGGCGGCCCCATTGGTGCTGGTATCGGTGCTTTGATCGGCTTGGCGGTCGGTCTGATTACGGATGGTATTATCCTTCTCGTGCAGAACTGGGATGCGGTGTCCACATGGTTCATGAATGTCTTCTCTGTCGTTGGTCAGTTCTTCTCCGATCTCTGGCAGAGTATCTGCGACATCTGGAGCGTGTGTGCGGAGTGGTTCGACACTACGGTGATTCAGCCTGTGGTCGGATTTTTCACCGATATGTGGACTGGAATTTCCAACCTTGCATCCGAATGTTGGGAAGCAATCGTAGATTTCTTCTCTCCTGCAATCGAGTGGTTTACCGAACTTTTCAGCAGCATTTATCAGACACTTTCCGATATTTTCTACAATATCGGCGTAATCGCCAGCGGTTGCTGGGAGGTCATAAAGGCTGTCTGGGCGATTGTTAGCACATGGTTCGACACCAACATCATCCAGCCCGTGAGCCGATTCTTCTCGGATATGTGGACGGGGATCAAGACCTGGGCGATTGATGCCTGGAACGGGATCAAGTCCGTATTCTCCACCATCGGCTCGTGGATCAACACGAACATCATCCAGCCTGTCGGAAATTTCTTCTCCGGCTTGTGGAACGGATTCCTCGAAAAAGCCAAAGCCGCCTGGGCTGGCGTGAAGCAGGTCTTCAGCACCGTAGCTTCGTTTTTCAAGGATACATTCGAGAAAGCATGGCAAGGTATTGTCAAGGTATTCTCGATTGCTGGCGAGATTTTTGTGGACATCAAAGATGGCATCGTTTCGGCATTTAAGGTTGTCGTGAACGGCATCATTTCGGGTCTGAACAAGGTGGTCGCTGTTCCGTTCAACGGCATCAACACCGCTCTGCGTTGGATCAAGGGTATCGAGATCGTTGGTATCAAGCCCTTTAGTGGTCTGAAGACGATCAGCGTACCGCAGATTCCTTTACTGGCTTCCGGCGGCATGGTGGATGCGGGTCAGATGTTCGTAGCACGAGAAGCGGGTCCAGAGTTGGTCGGTACTATCGGCAACAAGTCTGCCGTTGTCAACAACGATCAGATTGTAGCATCCGTATCTCAGGGTGTCTACGAAGCCAACTCGGAGCAAAATGCTCTGCTCCGGGAGCAGAACGGTCTGCTGAGAAAGCTGCTTGAAAAGGATACCAATGTGACCGCAGTTGTGGGAACAACGGATGTCATCGGTGGCTTTGAGCGTAAAAACAGACGGGATGGCAGAACTGTCGTTCCTGTCGGGTACTAAAGGAGGGATGACTGATGGCTCTTTACGATGAGAAAAACCCTATAAGGTCTGTCGATGGAAAGTACATTAAGTGTCCCTCCTCGTACCTCTACAAGCTGGAGGATGTTTCTGCTGCGGACGCAGGACGAACCGAAGACACGATGATGCATAAAAAGCGTATCGGTCAAGTCATCGGTATCGAACTGTCGTGGCAGAACATCACCACGGCTGAAGTGTCCGAGCTGCTGAAAGCGTTCGACCCGGAGTATATCGAGGTCTGTTATCTGGATGCCAAGGAGGGTAAGTTCATGACTTCCCAGTTCTATGTCGGCAACCGTTCCGCACCTCTGTATAACTCCAGGATGGGCGTGTGGCAGAATGTGTCCTTCAATATCATTGAAAGGTCGGGTGCGTAACTATGGCATATCCGCTTTCCTCTACGGCACTCGACCTTTTCAAGGCTCCTTATCGCCAAGTGGTGTCCATCTCTCTGGAAGGTACGGAGCAGTCCCTTGAGATCACAGAAGCTAATATTCCTTCCGGCGGCATCTCTATCAATCGGTATTGCGTGTCGGGATCCCGGATCGAGATTGGCTCTGTGATCGCATCCGAACTGGTGCTGACGCTGGACAATAGCGATGGCAAGTATGACGATGTGATTTTCGAGGGAGCGGAACTGAATGTCCGGCTGGGAGTTAAGAAGTGGGATGCGAAGTCTTGGGAAAAGGCTGACTTTCACTTCCTCCCGCTGGGTTATTTCACCGTAGACGAAACGCCCCGTATGCTGCGGAGCATTTCGCTGAGTGCCTTGGACAGAATGGTTCTGTTCGATAAAAAGGTGGACAACAGTTTACTTTCTTTCCCGATGACCGTTGACACGCTCCTTGGGCGTATCTGCGACATCTGCAATGTGGTATGCGACACCAATATTGCTTTGTACCCCAACGCCCACTATGTGATTGAGGAACTGCCCCCGGACGAGGATTTGACCTACCGTCAGTATCTGTCCTGGATCGCTGAGATCACGGGCACTTGTGGGTACATGGACTGGAACGGACATCTCATCTTGAAATGGTATGAACCTACCGACACGGTTATCACCATGGCAGATCGGCATACTTCCGATTTGCAGGAGAACGCAGTCACGCTGACTGGTGTTCAGGTGGTGGATGCCGAGGGCGAGGTCTACCTCGTAGGTGACGATGGATATGCGATCAATATCGAGTCCAACAGTCTTATCCAGAACAATTATCGGGAAGTCGCAGAAGCCCTTTACGGCGTACTCGGTGGTTTCACCTATGTGCCGTTCTCCGCAACGGTCAAGCCCATGCCCCATCTGTATCCGCTGGACATGGTCACCTTTGTGGACAAGAAGGGCGTTCCTCATCAGACCATTATCACCGATACCACATTCTCTTTGAACAAAAGCACGATGCTTCAGGGTAAAGGTGAAACCGCAACGAAGAACGGGTATGCATCTGCAAATCCGCTCACGAAGCGAGAGTCTGCGATCATCAATTCCATCAAGCACGGGCAGAACGCAGCGATGAATGACCGCATCCAAACGGTGCTGGCGTTCAACGAACTGATTTCCAACGCCCTGGGCTTGTATGTCACCCCGGTTGTGCAGCTCGATGGATCCACCATCTACTATATGCACAATCAGCCGTTGCTGGAGGAGAGTTCTACGATCTTCACCATGACTGCCAATGGCGTGGCATGGACAACCTCCGGCTGGAATGACGGGGAACCGATTTGGTCTTATGGTGTTACCTCTGCGGGCGATGCCCTGTTCAAGATGCTCTCTGCGGAGGGTATCGAGGTCAGCAAAGTCGGTGAGGACTACAACATCGAGATCACGCCCCGTGCGTTCAAAATCTACTACCGTAATATGCTGGTTACCAACATCGAAGCGGACGAGATGACCATCCCGAAAGCTGTGTTTGAGAACTACGCACAATGCGGAAAAATCCGATTCGCTCCATACAGTCGTGACGGTGAACTCATGGGTACGAATCTTATCTTTATTGACTGAGGAGGTGTTTTGAGTGGCAACAGGACTGTCTGGTAACTTTGAAGTTACTGGTACTAAGAATATGACCGCCCGTTTCTACTGGTCGGAAACCTATGACACCATTAAAAACACCCATGTGGTCAGTATCGATAAGGTGCAGATCAAGTCCAGTAACTACTACGGCTACACCTACTACCTCGGTAGTAGTGACCGAAATGGTTACATCAAGGTCAACGATGCACAGGTCGTTCGGTTCGATAACATTTTGGGTTCCCACAATGTGCGTCCGGGTAAAAACTCGTATTCCAACATCAATGCCGCTGGTAGCTACGATCCTGCCCCCTGGGAATCTCCTGCCATCACGGGTAATGCAAACGGCTCTTGTTCCGTCAAGATTTCTTTCAATTTTTCGGGTTACGAGATAGACCAAGAGGGTGCGAACGGCTTCAAGATCAGCGGCGAGAAGACCATCACGCTGACCGTTATCGACCGAGTCGCTCCTACGGTGTCTTGCACTACCACCATCGATTCCACAACAGGCATGACCATCAAGGGTACTTCCTCCGTCACCTGTGATGTTTGGGAGTACAGTCTGGACAATGGTAGCACCTGGACTCAGTATTCTACGACCGCTGGAGCGAGTGCCGAAAAGAAACTCACGGGGCTGACCTCTAAGGTTTACTCCGTAAAGGTTCGGGCGAGAAAGCAGTTCAACCAGGTCAAGGGTACATCCTCGGCGGCTTCTACTGACCTCGTGGCTCCTACCGTATCGTTTACGGTTTCCAATATCGCAGCTCACTCTGTGTACATCTACGCTACCAGTAATGTGAACTGTAATATCTGGCAGTACAGTACCGACAACGGAACGACCTGGGTGCAGTTCTCTACATCCAACGGCAAGTCTGGAACAAAGACCGTTACGGGCTTGACTCCGAACACGGAGTATTCCCTCAAGGTTCGGGCGAGAAAAACCTCGAATAATCTGTATGGTACG